GAGCGATGCGCTGGAGTTTCAGGTCTGCGGTCTTGGCTTTGACGCCGCCGAATGTTTGTTGCGCCGGACCAGATGGCGGACCTTTTGGCGGAGTGGTATTTCTCAGAGCATTCCCTGCACCGCGAACGATCTTGGCCCCCGCGATGCCCGACACAAACCCGCCCAGCCCACCCGCAGCCCGCTCCTGCGCGTCTACAACGCCATCTCCGTTCTGGTCGGGAGCGAGTGCGTATCCAGCAGCGCCTCCGCCAATGGCTCCTGCGGCTTCGGGGGAAGCTCCCATCCCCGCCAGAAGCTTGCTGCTTCCTGATTGAGAGGGGTCGAAGGCGGCGAACTTGCCTCGGATATCATTGGGATCAAAAACGACGATCTGGCTCGGCACCAAATCCCCATCACCAGGAATGCGCGCGCCAGAGAAGCCTTTTTGCTTCAGAATTTGCGCTATGCGCAGCGGGCGATTCGAACCCTGCTTGCCTTCAGCAGTGGCTTGTCGGAACGCCGCTTGATACTCTGCATCATTCGCAACCCTGCCGCGCACAAACAGCGGCATCACGTTCGGACTACCGCCTTTAGCTCCAGCGCGTTGCGCATAAGAGCTGGCCACACTGGGGTCCTCGGAAACGTAAACGCCCGGCCCAAATACACCCGATCGACTAGCGCGGAACGCATCAAAATCACCGCTAGTCCCATGATACAGCGGCGTATCTACATCAAACCCCTGCTCTCTCGCTCTTTGCATCCTTCCTGCTTCTGACATGTCGAGAGGCTTGGAGCCCCCGAACCCAGCTTTCACAGGAGGGCTGGGGGGAGAGGCGAGAGCGTTGGTGGGTTGTTGCTTCGCGAGTGCTTTGCGGGCCGCTATGATCTTGTTGCGCAGCGCAGGTGTCGGCGCGGCGTCGTACTGCTTGAGAAGCGCATCCAGATCGGCTTGTTCAACAGGCGGCTTAGGCTGTTTCGAAAGCTTGCCTGATGGCTTCGAAGGCCCTCCTGTCGGACGCGGCGCATCGATCGCGGTCGCCAGTGCATTTCGACTGGTTTGCGTCGGAAGGCCGTAGAGCGTCCGCGTGGCGCTCGCCAGTTTGTTGGCGCTGGGGCGACCAAACTTGCCCACTGCCGCTGTCGCAATTTTGCTTGCGGTAGCGACCGGCGGCATGTGCATGCCCATCAGCATGGCGTCTGCGAGCAAGGTGCCGCCGAAACTGCTCTTGTCGAGCGTCGATCCGACAGCCTTGTTGACGGGGCTGCGAATGGCCTCTTCAGCGGCCCGCATCTGCGCCAGATTGTCGGCCGTATTCGAGCCGGACAGATTGTCCACAGCCCGGAGACGGTCATTCTCTTTGACCATGGCCCGGATGCCGTCAGCCACCTTCTTGCCGTCTGCGCCAAGGATAGTTTCCAGCGCGTCGAGAACGCCGTCCTTCTGCATTGCCGTGATGACAGCCGCGCGGTCATCTCCCGCTTTGGCCTTGCGGAACTCGTTCACCAGCTTGTCGCGGATCGACTTACGGGCAACAGCCTTCTGCGACGTCGAGAGCTTCTTGAACTCGAGCGCCTTCTCATCCGTCTTCAGCTTGTTGCCGGCGACGGCGAAGAGGTCGTCGCCAAACTTGATCTGCTTCTCCTGTCCAAACAGGTCGCCATAGTCGAGCCGGGCGCCGCGATAGCCCGCAACCGCATCCTCCAGCCGGCGGACCAGTGGCCAGCGCATCGTGTTGGCGATGGTGTTTCCCTTGCTGGCCAGCTCACCCAGGCGGGATTGCATCCAATGGGCTGCTTCAAGCGGATTCTGATGGATGAATTCCCAAAGACTCGAGCGACCCTCATCGAGCGCCTGGATTTTCAATTCCTTTGGGATTTCCGCGAAATAGTCCTCGCGGCCCATAAGCATGAGAAGATCATCCCGCGCAGCGATCTGCTCGGGCGTAGCCGTTCCTTCGTCCAGCATGCGCTGCTGACGGGCCAGTTCCTCCGCATAAACAGCCTCGGCGACATCCGACTTGTCGCGTTTGATTTTGCCCTTCTTGTTGAGTAGGGTTTCTTTGCCAAGAACGTCTTCAAAATCCTTGGTGAGGACATCGCGCTGCGAGCCCCTGAGCGTATCGATCGTGTCGCGCATGACAGAGCGGGAAGCGTTTCCTGGCTCGTTCGAGCTAAACGCCGTGCGGCCAAAGCCGCGAAGCTTCTGTATGACGTCATCCGCCGTCTGTTTCGGAAGTACGGTCGGAAGATATTCTTCAGCGAAAAACGCGAGTGGAAGGCGCGAGCTGTTGCCGCTTTGGTAAGCCTGCACGAGTCCCGTCAGAAGACGGTCTACGTCGTTACGGGGTACGCCACCGGCCCGGAGGAGCCGTCCAATGATCCGGGCGTCGCTCTTGGCCATGGCGACAGGGCTCTGTCCGACAGAGGCTGGCGCAGCGTTGAGAACCCCGGCGCCCTGCCCGCCAGCGGGTCCAGCAGGAGCGATAGTGGGTCCGGTGGCGGGTTGCTGCCCCGTGCTGGTCGGCCGCGCCTGAGCGGTCCCGACAGACGGCTGCGCGACGGTGGGTTGGGCGACGGGAGCGACTGAAGGTTGAGGCCCAGCCGCAGGTGCGACAGGGCGCGGCTGAAGATCGTTGACGAGCTTGTTGACGCCCCGGACGCCCGCAGCTCCAACGTCGCTAAGACCCATCGTCATGTTGGTCGCGACGTCGGCAGCGTGCGGAGCAAGCTCCTTTGCCAGCCCCACGCCGGATCCGCGCGGATTCACGAGACCTGCAACCTGGTTGCGGGTTCCCCACGTTCCCGCATTGACGAGATACATTTCCAGTTCTGCAACAGGATCGTAGTTTTCGTCTGTCTTGAAGTTGCCAGTCTTGTCGATCAGGAAGTCGTTGCCGGTCTTCTGGCCGACATGGTCAAACAGCCGCGCAATCGCGCCAGTTCCCGTCGCCTCGACCGGCAGTGACGCGACGAGATTTTCCTTCTCTTTCGGCGTCGAATGCTTCCACCAGTCGCGGATGCTGAAGTTGGCCGATTTGAGCAAGTCTCCGATCCCGCCGATCAGGTCCGGGCTTTCGCTATCGTAGCGATTGACCTCCTTGGAGCCGGGCGATTTCACGCGAAGCTTGGTTGCTGCGCTCTGCAGCGCCTCCCTGCCCTCGTCCTGAATGCTTCGGCCGCCCATGATCGGCGCTTCGGCTGCCCATTGCGGAGCCGTGCCGGCGTAGCTGCGCTGGGGAGTAGCAGCCATTTCATCGTAGGACGACTGCTTGGGCGGGGTCATCGAAGCTGCGGCGTTGGTCGTATACTTCGCCCACGGGCCGGCAACGACCTTGCTGGAGGCCGCAGGCGCGGGAGCCGGTGTCTGGACCGGCGCGTATTTTTCCCAAGGCTTGCCCATCTACTGGACAGGCTCCCAGTTGTTAGGATCGCCAGGATCGCCGCCGACAAAGCGGAAGCCATCTTCCACCTGACCGACTATCGGACCCTGATCGACACCGTCGTCGGCCGGGAAAAGGCTATCGATGTGAGCATTCAAGGCGGTGTCATCGTCTTCTTGCGGAAGCATCCGCGAATAGATCGCACGCAGGTTCGGCGGCAGTTGTTGCAGCGTCTCGGCTGTGATCGGGGTGCCGTCCGGGAACTTCGGCCCCTCAGCAGCCTGCGGCGCGGCAAGCTGCTGCTCGAGACTGGCGATCATTGTGTCCCACTCCGGATGCCACGCGCGACCGGCTTTGCTCTTCATGCCTTTGAGAGCGTTCAGGCGGCCAACCGCCTTCTGCCGGATGACAGGAGCTGTATCCCCCCAGGTCGGGAACCACTGCTTGCGATACGTCTCGATCTCGGTCTTGGTCGCCGCTGCGCCCGTCATCGCGCGCAGATACCCGTCGATGAACTCGTCCGCCGCTTGGTCGTACAGCCGCTCATTCTCTCCACCAACAAAGCCCGCCGCTTGTTCCTGAACCCCAGCGCGATTGTAGCCCGCTGCCTCGGTCGCCATCAGATTGCGGAGACCATTGATAGACACAGTCGCGTGCAGACCCGCGCTGCGCTCGCTCTCGGTTGGTTGGCCGGTCTGTTGGGTGGATGGGCGAGAGTTGACGTATTCCTTGCCGTTCTCATCGACCTGAACGACTGTGCCTTTCGGATAGCCGCGCGCTTCGATTTCGGCCGGCGTGAGATTCTTGATGCTCTTGCCGCTGCCGGGGCTCTGGCTACCCTGAGCGATCTTAGTCCGCATATCGACATAGCCTGGGATCGGCTGCGGCGGCCCCTTCCCATCTTGGCCGTACCACATGCCCTCCGGTAGATCCTGCGGCTTCTGGGGAGCGGCGGTATCGTATACAAGCGTCGGCTTGCCATCTGGCCCGATCGACACAACGCCCTTAGGCGTGTTGAACAGCGAGGGATTGTCTGCCTTGCCCTTCGCCAAATCGATCTGCGCCTGCTGGTAAGCGCTCATGGGCTCGGGGACTGTGGGAGCCACACCTGCCAACGCGCTGAACTTCGCAATTGCGCCGTTGAGCGCTTCATCGCTGAACGCATTCGGGTCCCGCGCTGAAGCAACAATCGCCTCGTAAGGCTGGCCGGTGTCTCTTGCGATGTCCTGAGCGCTTTGAAGCGTGAATTGGGCGCGGCGCTCGGCTGGCTGCTGGGCGGTATGCTGCATCCAGAGGAGCGCGGCTTTGGCTTTTGCCTGGGCGTCGGCTTTGTGGCGATCGTCAACGGCGTTGATCGCTTCGGGGCCAGCGAATCCAGTCGCAAAAGCCTTGAATGCGTTTCCTGCCGGGTTGGGTGCGGGAGCTTTCGGCTGCGCCTGAGGACGCGGGGTGAAGGCGTTTGTCACCTGCGCCGCTGAAACAGGCGCGGGACTAGGGGCGGGTGCCGTCATATTCGTGAAAGCGTTGGCCTTCGGCGCCATATCCAGCGGCTGGGCTGGAGAACGCATGGCAAAAGCATTTACAGCCATCCTGCGCCCTTCGCGTAATCATAGACACCAGTGGTTGAGTTCTTGAAGGCGTTGACCCAGTTATTGTTGCGTGCGGCGGCTGCTTGGCCGGCTGCAACTCCATTATTCTGGATCGTCGGACTGACATTATTGGCAAAAGCGTTGCCGGCGTTCTGGGCTTGGGACGTTGCGGTCTGACCATAACCGGCCATCCGCTCCAATCCGCCGCGATAGCCGTTGAAAGCATTGCCGGCCATCGCCTGCCCGCGATCAGCAAGCGCTTTCAATTGCGCGCCAGAGTTCAGTTTGCCCGCTGTCGCGAACGCGCCCTTGATCGCGGGATTGTCGATCGTAAGGAACTGATTGGTGGCGAGCTTTCCGTCAGGCGAATTCCAGAACAATTCAAGCGGGTCGCCAAGCGGCTGCTGGGCCGCACCCGACCCGGCCCCGGCGCCGCCCCCAGCCGGTGCAGCGACCTTCTGAAGGGGCGCACGATCCGGCGACTTGTTGGCAAACCAATGGATATAGGCGTTGCGATTGCCGCCGAAGAGCGCCTGGACATCAGGCTTCGACCAACCTTTCGGATCAGCCGCGAGATCAGGATTCGCGGCCCAGTATGCGTCATAGTCGTAGCCCTCTGGAGCGCCTGTCGCGATCGTCTTCCAGTTGTCGCCGCCATTGCGGAATAGACCGCCGATTGTGCTCCCTATGAGACCACCAATCGGCCCGCCAAACATGTTGCCAGCAACCGCACCTGCGGCGCCGGTGAAAGCATTCGGGCCGCCGCCGCCTGAGTGACCAGCAACAGGTTGCCCTGCTCCCCAGTTATTAGCAGCCGATGCGCCGTTGGCGCCATACGACCCGCCCGAGTTGGACACAGTCGGGAAGCTGAAATCCTGCGCCGGCATGCCGTAGATGTTCGCCAGCATGTTGAACGCGTTGCCGCTGCCTTGATAGAACGGCTTTGCCAGCGCGAGATTGGTGTTGAAGACGTCGCGGTTGAGCGCGATGGATGCGTTGTTCGCATCCCGGATCGCATCGTTCTGATCGTCGATGCCATCGTTATCCAGCGCCGCACCGGCGACATTTCCGAGGATGTTCGCGCCGATATTCAGGAGAGGCTCCCACCAGCCACTGCCCGACGTCGCTGGTGCAGCCGACTTTCCGGCAAACGCGTTGGTGATCGCAGAGACGGCCATCAGACTTGTTCCATCAGCGCGCTGCACGAAGCGAACAAGTCACGTTCGATCTGACTCGGCGGCGTAACCTTGTTGACCAATTCCACGGGCGTTCCCCGCTCGGACTTTCGACGCCACGGGATCAGGCGCGTGATCTCGCCGTCACGCTCGATCGACACGCTCAGCTCGACGTAGTTCCCCAGCACCTTGCGAGCCGCCTTGCGCTGCGAATCTGACATGTCGCTCATCAATCCACCGTTGTGCTTGTAGAGATGCCGACGTTCACGCTTGCAGTAAGCGGCGTTCCCGGGGTGCTATCTGTGACAGTGCATTTGTAGACGCCCTCGGATGCCGAGGTGGAACGAAAGGCGGTCGTAGCCGAGGTCGGGCTTAACACCGTAAAGGCGTCACCGCTCACATAGGTCCATGCGTAACTATACGGCGCAACACCTCCATTTGGCGTCACCGTCACGGAGTTAGTCGTGATGTTTACCTTGGCCGCGCCAGTCGCATATCCGGGACTTACGGAGGCCGAGAACGGAAGCGCTTCCTGCCCCACGTCCGCAGCTTGTTGCTGAGCAGCGTCTGCCGTCACCTGCGCGACCGACGCAGCCGCTCTCACCTCGTTATACCCCGACACAAGGCTGCCGATGTTGGTTTCGGCGTCGCGCTGACCTTCAAGGATGGCGTCCCACACGGCTTGCGTGAGGTTGCCGCCGTAGGTCTTGCCGTTGATGTCGATCTGAAAATGTGGACCCGCTGGCGGTGTTCTAGGCATCCTCGTAGAGCCCAGTCGTTATCGGCGCGACGGGATCAGACCAACGGATTTCAATCGAGGTGCCGGGCGGGTAGATGATCCCATTTTGCTGCCAGCTCACGTCCCTGTCGTATTCGCCTTGCGCGCCGATCGAGCGTGGACGCCATGCAGAGAACTGCTTCGGACCTTTGAGGCTTCGGCGCATCCTGATTTCAGGCGTGACGCCCTGCCCTGTGGGTAGCCCAATCCCCTTGGAGCCCTCCCAGCGCAATTTGCCCATCGGGCGAACCTTGTCCGTCAGGATGTAACCTGAGAGGCCGCCGTCGATCTCCGTTCCCATCGTGGAGGCGTCAGGCATATGCTCCGACTTGTAGTCCGGGTGCATCAGCGCGAACCCGACGCCGGCCGCGTCGCCGACATAGAGATTACCATTGACGCGCAGAGAATACCCATAGCGCCAGGTATCGCTCTGCAGCGTGAAGAACCGCGTCCACTCGCCATAGTTGGCATCGTAAAGCGGGCAGCTGGTCGGCGTCCGCGGAGCATAGAGCGCGTGCCCTTCGAATTCGATGACGATGCCGAGAATATCTGCCTCGGCAGTTGCAGCGAGCATGCGGGCAACATCAGGCCCGGAAAGCGTATCCGGCGTCAGCGCATTTCCCGTGCGGCGAACCTGATTGTTCTGGTCCACCCAGTAGAGGGCGCCATCCATGACGCGAACGCTATCGCGCGCCCGACAGCCGACTTGGATGACCTGTCCCAAGGATCGCCGCAGCGGGTCATCTGACGAGCCAGTTTCCTCCCAAGGCTCGATCGTCTGGCGCCCGAGCAAGGGGAGACGCTCTCCGAACGTATCGCACGCAACTAAACCGTCTGGCGCGTACTCAGCCGTGTAATAATTGAGAACCGATGTCGTCGCGCTTTGCGTCGCGTCGTCGGTGACATCCGAGAAGCAGAGCCTGCTGCCATAGATCAGAATGAAGCGCTGGCCGATCGATGTGAGATCGGTGAAGCCTGTCTGGTCGTGGTCTGCCAGCAAATCCGTCCAGGACGTATCAACCAGCGCATCGGTATAGGCGACAGTCGTGTTGGCCGCATTGAGCGCCGTGGTCCCGAATGTGAAGCCGCCGTCTGACTTGGATGCCGTGACGACGCCGATCCGGATATGCTCAACGGCCGGATCGGGAAGCCCGAGAATAGCCTCGGCAGCAGTTGTGTATCCGGTTGCATTGTCGGTTGCGGAAATCGCGTCGATGACGCCGTTGATCCCGATGTCGAAAGCGACCGCGCCGAACTTGCTGATCGGAACCACAGTTGCGCCGGGCGCCGTACCGGCGGCGACCGCGCCCTTGCTGTAGGTCGTCCCGTTGATCGAAAAGTCAAAAGCGTCCATAGCAACGTTCTGAACGGTGGAGCCGATGGCAAGGTTGGGATCGTCGAGAATCCCGTCGGTCACCTGCCGGATTTGCACGGCGGTTCCCGCGCTGAACACGCCGCCGCCAAGAATGCCGATCTTGCGTTCGGTGTAGGAGATGACAACGCGGTCTGTTCCCGGAATTGTTCCCGGAATTGTTCCAACAGCCAAGGTGACAGGGTCAAACGTCTTGATCTCTGAGCCGACAACGACAATGACCTTGCCGCTTGCGAAGCCGTCAGCCTGACTGTAGCCCCGCGCGTTGCCTGCCCAGCTCGGAAGCGCCAGTGAACCCCAGCGCGTCACCACCTGCCCTTCGCCATCAGGCATGGTCCGGGACTTGTCGATCAGCGCATTCTCACAGATGCGGTCAGGCAGACTCGTGGTGGGCGCCGAATAAGCGCCAGATGCGAGAGCAATCTTTCCCACCGATCAGCCCCAAGACTTGTCGGTCTGGCTGGGCAGCGGACCGGCCCCCGCGACGCTTGCCTCTCCGATCACCATGAAGGCCGCGTACATGCGGTCCATGGCGTTTCGGATATCAGGCCCGACACCCTGAGCGACGCTCTGGTCAACCGGGAACTGACCGATCATGCGCTCCATGAGAAGCGTCCAGACGCTGTCGTAGTATTTGTCATCCAGCGGGAATGTGCTGGCCAGTGTCTGGGTCGTGTGCGTGTAGTCGTCGCCTGCTGGATCCGTCAGCGTGAGCCCTGCAGCCGCAAACCCGAACATCATCGAGTTATAGGCCTCAAGCGCATCCGCTGCGTCTTCCGCCTCCATCGTGTCGCCCCCGGGTACGATCCGGAGGCGCTTGGCTGCGCGGTTGACGAGTTGACCGACGGTGAAAGCCATCAGGCGTCAGGCTTCGCTTTGGCTTCCGCCTCGGCAATCGCCGCCTTGATCTTCTCGACCTTGGAGCGACCGTCGAAGCCTTCGATCCCGAGTTCCCTGGCACGCGACAGAAGCGCCGCCTTGTCGTCGGTTTCCGCTGACGGGGCAGTCATGGCATCGAGAAATTCCCCGACCTCCATGATCTGCGACTCCAGGGTCCTCACTCTCTCTTCGAGAGCAGCAACGCGCGGATCGTCGTTCGGCATCGGCGTCGAGAGCGGCGCGGGCGCCGGAGGGTTATTGCCCTCTATCTCCAACTCAACGCCAGCCGGAGGCGCAAAGGCCCAACCTTTGGGGGCTTGCGCCCCCGCCGGATGGTCCACGAGCTTGCTCTCGCCCTTCGCGTTGTAAATCCACGTCGGGACAAGCTTTGCTTCTTCGGACATGCTGGTTTTCCTCAGCCGGTGAGACGGACGCCAAGGTCCGGATAGATCAGTTTCTTGCCGTACAGGATGTCGAGCCTGATCACGTCCGCATCGGTGTCGATGTCGTAAGCCTTCAGAACTCGAATCGAGAGGCCATCGGCCGACTCACGCGCCTTGAAGGAAACGCCGTCAGGCAACTCCATCGGCACCGTCACGAGACCAATAGCATTGGGGTGAATGCAAAGGTTCTGCGGATAAGCAGTCGAGGCCGACCCAACGAATGTCATTGCCGCGTTGTCAGCAGGCACCGCGCTCACGGTCTGATATGGGCCCGATGTGATGATTGCCGGCGAGATCGTGCAAGTGAGATTGCCCGAACCGTCCGAAGCTGCATCCGCCAGCACCGTGAACTGCTGCAGATATGGCAATACGCGTTTGCCGGTCGTACCGGCGCCCGGCACGGGGTTGACCGCGTAGACACCGGCGATGGTGAAGACCTCGCCAGCCTTGATCCGGTTCGCCGCTGACGCCGTCCAGCCATCCGTGATGAGTGATTGGCTGTTGCCGTTTGTGCCGGTCTTGGCCGTAGCATAAGTGACATTCTGGTTGGCGCCGTTGACAAGCGGCGTGCCCCCGCGCGCACCCGTGGTGAGCGTCGCGATGTTCTGCGTCGAATAAGTATTGAAGTTGGCGATACGGCCAATCTCGCCCTCTTCGTACGCCTTCGCGTTGTTCGGGTTGTAGATGTTGGTCGAAGTGCCCGCGATAGCGTAACCGGCCGCAGGGTTGAGGATGGCCTTGCGACGGTCCGCAGGGATGGACATTTCGTCCATGCGCTGGGCTGCGAGCGCAACAGCGGCGAAGTTGGCCGGGGTCGTTCCCGGGGTGCCGACATGGTTCCAGAAGCCCGGGTACAGATCGGCGAGCGATGCATCGACCGTATTGGCGAGCGCAATGCAGGCCGGCTGGATGTACCGCTCTGAATAGTCTTCGATCGTGAGCGTGAGATCGACCGAAGAGAAGGCCCAGGATACGTGCTTTTGGGTGTCCACGACGATCGAGGTGTTGGCTTCTTCGACATCCTGGTTGACGCGAGTCGCGCCATCGGCGGCGTAGAATTTTACCGGTTTGCGGATCGAGACCGTGGAGCCGACTTTGACGAACTCCTTTTTGTATTCGCGGTGGACGTTCTTGCCCAGAACCATGGAGTTCTTGAGCTGCATGAGCGCTTCTTTTGCGATCACGCTCGGGGTGATGAGGGCGTTAGCCATCTTTCAATAAAAAGGCCCGCCTAAGCGAGCCCATCCTTTCCTGTTGTGATGCGGCAGTCGCCTAGCGACGTGCGGCCATCTGTTTTTTGCGAAAGGCTTCGTACTCGGCGAAATTCATTTCGCTCGGAGACTTGGCCTGCGGAGCACCAGCGGCCCTGATCGGTTTGATCGGCGGCGGCGCCTTAGTTGTCACTCGATCGGAGGCCTTCGCTTCAAGCGCGGCCTGCGCCTTGAGAATTTCTTTTACCTGCAGGATCGGCGACTGGAGCGCTGCAATCCGGGCAACCTCGTGAGGCTGCTTGGCGAGTTCATAGGCGATGTCGTGCATCCCATCTTCCATGAGCGCTTCGACCATCGCGGGGGTGAATGCAAGGTTGTCGGACTTGATCGTCTTCTCGAAGTCCGGGTACTTGCGGTTTCCTTCCGAGAAGTATTCGGATTGCGCCTGTTCGGCATGTCTCGATAGCTCGGTATCGAGCTCCTTGGCGCGCTGGTCCGTTTCCTCAACCTGCTGGGCTACGGCGACATGTTGAGCGGCATAGCCCGCACGGTCGCCAATATAGGACTCCTGGTCGTCGCCATAAGCATCACGATCAGGGTTCTTGGCCTCAACCTGACGGAGCCGTTCCTTGAGCTTTCCGAGCTCCTGCTGAAGACGGTCGCGATCGGCGCGGGTCCGGTTCTCACTCTCGCGACGGAGACGCCGACGGCGCTGGCTTTCGGATTCCTCAACTTGCTTCGCCTTGACCTTGTCAGCCTCTGCTGCGGCGGCGGCATCGTCGTCCACTGTGGGCGGATCTACGTCGCCCTCTTCCGCGTTCTGCTCGCCTCCACGGCCGGCTTCGGCCTCTTCCTTGAGCATGCGCTGAACTAGGACGTCAGCAGCTTCACGCTCGCTTTCGATGCCGTTGAGCTGACCCTCAAGGATCTCCTGATCCTCGGTGGCAATACCCGGAACATCAGAGACCGGCTGGAACAGGTTGTTGGACAATGGGTAGCCCTCCGTTATGCGGCCAGCTAAATGCGGCCATCTATGCGGCGAGGAGAAGCAGGATAATTGCTTCTTCCTCGTCCAGTGTGCGTATGCGCTCTGCCTCAAGGTTGATCGCAGCCTGCTGGATTGCGGCGGCAATTTTTGAAGCGTCGTCGTTTCCTACAGTCGGTAGGCTCGAAGCATCCAAGGGCCGGAGCGCATTGAGTAAAGTCTCGCCGCCCTGCAGAGCCGGCGTTTTAGCCGCCAGGCGCTCGACGATTTCCTTGGCGCGCGCTTCAATGACGCGTTCGATGGCGTCACGATCGGCTGACCTAGCTAGTTCTGAGGCAATTTCCGCCGCCAAGATCGCGGCGCGCTCGGCCTCTTCCCTTTCCCGCTTTTTGCGACCTCGAAGCAGCGACCAAGTCGCATCGCGAATCCAGCCAAGCGTTCGTTTTGGTCCGTGAAACTCTTCGGTCGATGACGCTAGGCTTGCGACCGTGCCCGCAAACGTGCTCGCCCCTGCGAACTCTCCGGCGATGAACCCTTCAGGCAGAGCGAGCGTGCCGGCGAAACTAGCCGCGCCCGTGAAACTGCCCGACATGGCGTTGGGATCAACAGCAGTTTCCTGCCCGCCCATCGCCTTGAAGTAGAGGGCTTTCCAGTAGTCGGCTGAGAAGAAGTTAGCCATCAGTCGAGGTCGTAGGTTATGGCGGTGCGGTTCCCGTTCGAGTCCACATCCGCGACGATGCGGTCAACACCGTCAGCCACCGCGTTGCGGATCGTAACCGTAGCGCCACCGCCGCCGCTGATCTTGCCAGCCGTCGCCGCCGTTACCAGCCGCAGCGCCTGTCTCAGCGTGAGGCCCGTTTCAACGTCCTCCTGATCCAGCAAGTATGAACTGAAGCCCTGCGCTTCCAACACAACCGCCGCTGAGAATGAACCCGCTATTGAGCCCGTCGCGTACCGGATAGCTTCGAAAGCCGCCACACCCGCAAATGTCCCTACCGCGTGGGCAATCGCCGTGGTCGCTCCAGACCAGCTCGCAACCCCCGCGAATGTCCCTGTCGCTCCAAGCGCCGCTGTGACGTTGCCTGCGAAGGCTGCCACGCCAGCAAACGAGCCAATACCCGAGACGACAAGCTGTCCAACACCCGTAAACGTCGCAGCGCCGGCAAAGGTCGCCGCGATATTCCGGCCTGCTGCGATTGAGCCTGACCAGCTCGCAACGCCGATCGACTCGCTATGGCTGGATAGCCCGCCCGCCTTCTGCGGCAGAACCCAGCTTGAGGGATGCAGGTGACCAGCGGGGATGCCCGCCTTGGCCGAATAGCCTTCCGCCGTGAAAATGTTCCGCTTTGGTCCGGTCTGGTCGTTGTTCCTTTGCAGCGCCG